GAAATAGTCTTATCAAACATTTCCTTTTGGTTTTCCATATCAATTACTCCTTCACATATTTTGCGTACTCTGCGAGAGGAACGCCAAGTTTTTTCGCAAGTGCAACCTGCCTGTTGGTAAGTTTTACCTGCCTCTTCCCACTACTGCGTCCAGTTGCATTCGTGGAGCGTGATGCAGAAGCAACATTTTGGACGACTTTTTTGCTCTGCGCTCCGTTAGCAAACTTATGAGGAAATTCATCTCCCATACGTTTGTCTAATTCAGTATAGTATTCATCGCTCTTAGGGTCAATACCTTCTTGTTCTACCAAGTCTTTATGTATCCCAAAAGCGGCATATGTCATGGCACTGTCATTGCCAAACCATTCATTTTTCTGTGCCCATGCCTGTGCCTTCGCATCAGGCTCTGGTGGTGGCTGTACCGGCTGACGGGTAGGTTGAGGTGCAGGAGCAGCTGTTTGTGCCTCTGCGGCCTTATTTCGCTCTGCGTTAGCCGCTTTTGCTTGTGCGGCTCTGTCAGCTTCAACTGCCAGCCTTGTCATTTCCTTCTGCGCAGCTACAGCCGCCTCAGTATCTCCTACTTCCATAGCAGCTCTAAGGTTTTGCTCTGTCTGGGCCATTTGTGATTCTACGCGACCTGAATACTGGTCAACGTAGTTTGTATCCATTTGGTTAAGTTTTTGAGCTAATTGCTGGTTTTCTTGCTCTTTTTGTTTTGCGAAACGGAGCGCTTCGTCGGCGTTTTTCTCGGCTTCACGCATTTTTTTGGTGAGGCGGTTAATTCTTTTTTGAGTTTGGTTTTCGGCTTTTTTAAACTCATCTTCAGTTTGCTGATCTTCTGCAACAGGCTCAACTTGAACATCCTCAGTCTCAGCTTTATCTTCGACAGTAACTTCAACATCTTGTCCCTCATCCTCTAGTTGTAGATCTAATTCTTCTTGTTTTTCTTTTGTCTCTGCCATTTTCATCCTCTAGTAGTGTAAAATGTCTTCAGGGTCCGTAATTTTGGCTAAAATCTCATCATCATTCAAAATTCTTACTTCTCCGCCATCGATCTTAAACCGTGAACCAGAGTATCTAGCAAACATAACCCAGTCTTTTTCTGCACACCACGGTCCTGACGGAAATTTTGTTTCATCCTTGTAAGCTAGAGGACCAGCTTTTAATACATAACCAACTTGTGTAGAGACTTGACCTTCTTCTACTAACTGATCTGGCAGCAATATGCCACCTTCTGTTTTACCTTTACCCCTGTACGGCAGTATAAGTAACCTCCAACCTGTAGGAGAAGGCATACGCTCTAATAGTGTACTGCTGATTAAAGAGGGGTCTAAGACGCGATCTTTGGGATCTACATAGGTTTCTTCTAAACCGTTCTCACTCATCATCTACCTCTTGTCTGTTCAATAAATCTTTTATCTCGTTCTCAACGTATTCCAACGCTTCCATTTCACCCATCATCTGTTTGTAATGCTCCATACTCTTAATCGAGTTATGTCTCAAAACATTTTCAACGATGTTTCTTCTTTCATTTATAACGCGAAATACAGCTTCTGCAAGATAAATCTCACTTTTTGCCATAAAAACCTCATATTTTCTTATTCTGTCTTATAATGTCTTATATCTTGTGTTCTACTTTCGCACATTGGACATTTATATTCAAGGAATTTTATGATGCCTGCAAAAGGAATAGGTTCTTCCTCTTCTATAGGGACAAAAGCTACTTTGTGGATGTAGCAAATCTCATCATCGAGTGCCACGCCTGACCCCCTCAACATGTTTTCTGTAAAAATAATTACCTATTTTGTTGAAAAACCTAAACAATTCTAAATTTAATCTTGTCATTTCTTTGTATCCGTCTTTTTTAACTTGTCAAATGACCTCATTCCGCCAATTCCGAGCATGCCAAACATCAACGGCATCATCACAGACATGTCTGCTTGGGGTATTGTGATACCAAAACCTGCACAAATCGGTGCTACCATGTAATTTATTCCAAGAGATAGACCCGAAATCCAGCCAATCAAGGGTCGCCACGAGCTTTGAAACCAGTTACCTTTAGCGTCTTCCTTCAAAACATCTATCTGAGCAAGTGCTAATTCCTGAGCATGCTTCTCAGACATAGTGGCTATGTCGTGAGCCAGCTTCGCCTTCTGGTCCGCATCAGGTATAAATTTATCTAATAGCCCTGTTACTGGACCAATCAATGCTTGTAACATTACTTACCTCCTCTGTTCATAAAAGCCGAAGCTCCCATGTAAGCAGCAACAATCCCGCCGCCAGTGATATAAAAAAGATTACTAATATCGGAAAGTGCTTTAACTCTTTCGAGATCGACAAAAAACATTGCACCAGTAAATAAAGCCATAGCAACCAAACTAGCCGTAGCCATACGTCTCTGTGCCCTTTGTTTTCGTAAATCATGCTCTAACATTTTAATTTCTGACATATGAGCAAACTCTTCGTCAGTAATCACCCCGTCTCCGTCTACATCGTATTTGTCGTATTGTGAAGATTTTTGTAGTTTCTTTTGTTTCATTGCATCAATACACTTTCACTTTGTCCGGGTTAATCTGTGGGACTAGCTTACATATGCACTCGTAAAGCTGTTTTTGACCAGTTTCTGTTTTATACTGCTGTTCATCTAAAAACTTAGTGTAGTAAAGACAATCATTAACCGATCTAAAGTATATCGCACCCTGTGCTACCCCGTTCATGTAACAAGCAAGCATAAATGCTGTCACTACACCAAATCTTTGTAGTAGTTAGGGTCGCCGCGAACTAACTCTACTGCGCCACCATCAGCCATTTTGATAGGCTTTACCTTATCACCATGACCCTGCTGTATTAAGAACTGCTCAAAACTCATGGTATCAGAAGCCGGACCGTCAAAAAATTCTTTTCTTAAATCCTTCTCTGTTCTTCCATCACCTTTTCTAGCCATCACTGACCTCCTTTTTGTTGTTTCATTACTTCACGCCTTTCAGCTGCGTTGATCCTTGCAGCAGTNTGCTTCTCCTGACTTGCAAGCCTCTTATCAAACTGTGCGTCTCTTTGTTGTACNTTCTGTTGCTCCAGACCCAGTTTAGCTCTGTCAATCTGTGCNTCGTTCTGCTCTCCCTGTGCTCTGACCTGTAGCTCCTTCTCCTTGAGCTGTACCAACGGATCTGGTCCGGGAGCCGTGAGCTGTCCACTTAGTTGCTTGAGTTGTGCCATACCTTCGGCTATCAACTGTGCAATCCTCGCTTCTAACTCTAAACTCTGCATTTCCTGCATAGGCTGACCGCCCGTAGCCTGCATCATCTCCTGCATAGCACGCTCCTTGGCGCCAATCCTTACATGCTCCATTATATGTTTCTGTAATGCCACAGCTATCTGCGGGGTTCCTGCAACAAGCGGTGTTGATCCAAAAACCATGTGGGACATAATATGCGCTTCATGCTCCTGACCTTCAAAAGCAACTAGCTGTATCTGGTCTAACGCATCTATGTTCTCCTGAGCCGGGTCTTTCGGGGTAGGCTCAGGCTCAGGAGTTCTTTTCAATATTCTGTCAATATCTCTTACACCTAAAGCCTCGTACATATCCCTGAATACTTCGTACATGTTGTGCATGTCAGGGGCCGCTGTTGCAAGCTGCATCTTGGTTTGAGCCAAAGATATTCTCTGTGCCTGACTAAATATGTTAGGATTGGACACAGGAACTACATCAACCATCTCGTTAAAGTCCTGTCTCTTAATCGTACCATCTACACCCGTAATACTATATGGATATTCGTCAGGTAAAAAGTCAGCCATCACCTTCGATAACAACTTAAACTCTAACTTCATCGCATAATGCAATCTCTTATGTACAGCTGACATGACCCGTGAGCCCTGTTCCAACATAGCAATAGTTGTACCTACCGCTGCCTGCTGATTGCCATCGCCTACTTTCATATCAGTAATGGTCGCGAATCGCCGTCCTGCATCAACTACAAAGCCTAACAACGCCATCAAAGTCTGGTCTGGACCCTTAAATGGCAGCGACATCAAGCTCGATCTTATGTCCCCGCCCGGTGCATCAACGTCTCTAAACTCACCCGGCTGTAACGGCTCATCGTCATCCCTGATCCGTAGGCCGCGGGCCTTGAAGCCAGCTGGTAAATTAGATAGCGTGCCTGCATCAATCAGTTGTCTTAGTGCAGCAGTCGCGGTTCTTGATAAACCACCAATAGTATGTATTAATCCTAGTCCATAGAAACCAAAGCCCGGTAAGAACTTATAATGAACAAAATACTGTATCTTTTTTTTGTCTTCGTCATCTTCGTTATAGTTCCTGCGAATTGATAGTATTTGGCCGTTATCCTGTGATATTGTAACAATATACGGCACCTTAATACCTGTAGGCTCACCGTCCTCGTCCATCTCTTCGTAACCTTCTAGGTCAAGATCAACATGACACTCAAGTAAAGTACAGTCGTAGTCTACGTTTGATGGGTACATCCCATCAATACGCTCCAACTCCTCCTGCACAGCGTTACTATCGCCCTGCGCTGGTATCACAGGTATGTCCCTATAAAAGCCTGATAATTGTCTCTTACGCAGGTCATTCAAGCTCATTTTAACTACATGAGTTATATTAGGGCATGTTTCTAAATCAGATGTGCTATACGGCACAATTAGGTTTTCAGCTGGTACAAATTTACTTACAGCCCGTCCTAAGTTCTCATCATAGTAAACTTTCTTGAATGTTGACCCCGCAAGCGGCAAATAGAATAACATCTGGTCAAATTCTGGTGTGTATTCCTCCATAACAGAAGAAATGTAGAAGTTCATAAATTCTTTTACACGCTGCGCCTGATCTTCTTTCTCAGGTGTGCTGGAGCCTAAGACCTGTGTCCTGACTGGACCACCCGGTGGCAGCAGCTCATTGAAGGCTTGTGCCTGAAACTGCGTGGCTGATTCAGCGAGTAAAGGGTGCGTGACACCGCTTGCTCCTCTGAAAGGCTGTGCTCGCTCTTCGTAATTAAATCCCAACAACTCCAAACCGTTAGCGAAAGCATCTTCCCACTCCTGTCTACTTGATTTGTTTTCTTCAAACTCACCTGTTAATTCACCAGAGATCCTGCCAAGTTCTGTGTCTGATAGCTGTTCTGCCAAGTTTTCACCAAACTCACCTTCTGGTCCGCCTACGTTTGGATCAAAGTCCACAACTACGCCGCCGTCATCTTCTAGCGTTACTTCTACTTCAGGCGAGGCTTCTAACATATCATCCATAGCTTCAGGAAGTTCTACGTTGACCTCAGCGCGTAACTCATCTTCGTCAAGTTGAGTTGGCACTTTGTCCATAATGCTTGCTATTGGTTCTCTTGCCATTTAGATCTCCTTTTGAAAATCATAACCTATTTCTGTACATATTAACAGCTTTATCCTTTAAGCCTATTACGCCGCCTTCGGCTTTGTTTTCTTCAGCTTCTCTTTTTTTTCTCGCTTTTCTTAAAAATTTATCCCGTTCTCTCATAACATCAATATAACTCATATCTGGAGTAACATCAGTGTATGTTTTTTCATAAGGTCTTACCGGGTCAGCAAACTGTTGTGGAAAAAGATCCGAATAACCTCTTATCGATGCGCCAGCGGGCGCTGCCTTTGACATTTCAAGGGCAAACTCTTTTGTGCCGGGCTCATTCAACATAATCATGTTTAAAGTATCGTATATTTGTTTTAATTCATTTAAATTAAAATTTTCTTCAACATAAACTTTGTCCCTGTCAAACAAGCCTTTTCCGGGATGTAGTATTTCCATATGTTTTTTAAATACTTCTTTACTTGTAGGCTCCAAGTACATTTCTGTGGATCTTCTAATTTCTTTTATTATGTCTTGTTTTTTATCTCTGTCTATGTATTTAGGAATATTTTTTATATTACTTTCGGCTACTATTTTTTCACCTACTCTTGCATTTGGGTCCTTTATAGTTTTTTCAGCTCGTGCTAACTCCCTGTTAGCGTAAATCGAACTGTTAGTAAGCATATTATCTAAGTAAGCTTTGTTGACTATGGCCTGTATGTACCTATGCTCTGCCCTACCCGATTTGGTGTCGTCTCCAATATTTTCATAATCCCCTGCATCCAATTTTTCTCGTAAAGTCTTTATGTTTACATTAGGATCCTTTTTTAGTGTTTCTGCACCTTTGTGTAAAACTTCGTGCATAATTATCATGTCTGTCGGGCTTTGAAAATAAGAGATTGCTGTGTCCATAGGCTCAACCACAACCATATTATCTAAGGGAAAGTACATGCCACTAGCAAGACCTAGCCCTCTAATCTTATCTGTCAAAGCATCCTTCTGTTCTTTTTCCGTCATATCTGTTGTTACGGTTGGATAAATTTCAAGAAAATCAGATAAAGTCCTGTTGTCTCTTAAACCGGCTTGCATTATTTTGTAAGCCAGTGGATCAAAACCAACTCTATTTATCAACTCCAAACCCATCTCTCTGTCCGCAAGATCCGAGAGAGCTTCTTTTTCTGTTTGAACTATTGGTATGTCTTTTGGGTAAGGACTGTTTTCAGCAACTATACGTTGCTCTTCAAATACGTTTCTTTCTGGTACAATTGGCTCTTCTTCAAAAAAACTACCTATGTAGTCCTTTACTGACTGCACTACACCGCCACTATCAAAATATTGTACAAAAGGCTCTATGCCCCGTGGGCCGCGGTTTATGTTAACAGCTCTGTCTTTCATACTAACGACGCCGCCTTCTGCTTTCATTATATCTGGATCATCCGCAGCTGCGGGATCCTTCTTTGCAAAAGGGCTTTGCAAAACCTTAGTGCTGCCTTTTGGTCTGTCTACAAGCATTATAAAAGAAGTGGAACTGTAGTCTTCAACATCATTTATGTAAGGTATATGCGTAAAGCCTTCTTTTGATAATTTTTTTCTGTAACCTTTTACAAAGTCTCTAAACTTTGCGAAAGGAAAGTCTTCATACCCCGGTTCAGCTGATAAGTGTTTCATGGTGTAGTAACCATCAAAATCTACTCCTTTGGGAAGAGTTTTGTTAAATTCATCTATTAAATGCTCAGTAAGATCAAATTCACTCCACTCTGTAGCGCCTTGAAAGCGCTTATTATCAACTGTCTTTGGACTAAACGGTTTGCTGGTATCTGCTAAAAGTGGATAAGTACCACCACGGGTTGTTTTAGGAATAAAATTACCCGCCTCATCTACACCAAGATTACCAGTTACTTTTTGTGATCCGCTTGCTAAATCCAATCTGTTCAAATCTTCAAACCTGTCCGCAGCAGCTTTTTTTGTCCCAACATGAACACCTAGAGCATCTAAAGGTGTTACAGCTTTATCCGGATCAAAAGTTGTAAAACCTAACTCTGATGCTGGTGTGTAATGATAAACAGGCGTATCAATCTTGCTAAAAGCCAGAGCTGACTTAACAGATTTTCTTTGATCTCCGATACCCCTACCACCCGGTATCTCTGTTACATTCGCATCACCTGACGCAGCTCGTATTACGTCCTTATAGTTTTTTCCACCTTGAACCACAACTTTGTCGTAGCCCTCTAATGTGTTCTTTATCCTGTCCATTTGGCCAGCGTCTTGTTTAAATTCACTTGCTCTGTTGGTATCCATCAGCTGATCGTAATCTTTTATTTTAGTATCCGCCCTTATCAAACCATGTTTGGCTGACAAAATAGCTACATCTACGTTATCCGGCACACCCTGTTTCTTCAAACTTTGGAATACGGGCCCCAAGTAACGGTCAACTGCTTTCATGTCCCCAACGTCAGGACACTTTGTTGAGCTACAAGATAAAACAAGAAGTTGTTTACCTTTCTTACTTTCTGGGGCAAATAAGCTGCCCGAACCTAGATCTATATCATCAGCTGCCTTGGTCCCTCCTTTGGGAGGCTCAAAGTCTGTCATAGCCATAATAGAACTGTCAGGACCTTCTGTAGCAAGTTTTGGTCCCATGTACGGAATAAAACCTTCAAGACCTTTTCTAGCTGCTTTCGCTGCGGGACCCACCATAGGCAAAACACTTGCAATCCCTAGAGTAGCTAAACCAGTGCCAGCCGCTGCTTCCAAAAAGTCATCGCTTTGAATCATCTCGCCGCTCTGCGATAAGATGCCGGGCAGCTCGTATGCAGCTATCGCTTCTCCTGTGCCGGGCAGAAACGACGCTGCGTCATACAAATCCTGTGCAGAAGTGCCTTGTTTATCTTTAGCCTCTAGTCTTGAAAGTACGTTTCTGTAATTTTGCTGAGGATCAGCCATTTACACCTCAATAATAAGCCCTTACCTGTGCTGATACATCGCTCTCGTCCCAATCGTCACTCGGCAGCTGTACAAAATTACCCTGACGATACCGCATGAGAGCCTGTGTCATGCTATCAACAAGGTCATCATACTCTCCATTTGGAAAAGCTGCAACCTCTTCTATCATTTCATCAGCAAAAGCCTCATCGGGGACCCAAACCATACCCGCTTCAAACAACGGAGATACCGCATGCACTCTTGATACCTTATCGTTGCCTTTACTCGGTGTAAAGTTAACCACCGGTATGCCCATGTTCCGTAATTCGTGGGTCAAAGGCATACCAGAAGCCTTCGCTTCTATGATAACTGTCTCTGGGTCCCAATATTTATACTGATCTAGCGCCAGATCTTTCAGCTCTGGGAAGTCCCAGCGTCCTTTTTTACTATCAAGCAGTATCAAAGCCGGTGGTCCGCCCTGTTCTTCTGGATAAAACACGCCCCATGTTGTTATCGCACTAAAGTCAGCCGTTTCTCGTTTCGAGAACGCCGTATCGTAACTCTGAATGACGTATTGTAGGTTAGGAACTGCTGTTTTTTCCCATTTTTGCCACCATTCTCGCTTAATTATCGCATTTTCTTCACCCGTGGGCCGTTGTTGGTACTGCGCGTTCCATTTACTGGGTGGTATTGACGCTTTCACAGCTGTCAAATCGTCCAAACTCCAATATTCTGGCCAACACGGCTGTCCACTATCAAAAATAGCAGGCAGCTCCACTACTTCCCACTGGTCTGCAAGCTTATCTTTAGCCATAGAACGCATTAACTGCCCCGTTAAATCCTTTTCGGACCACCTAGTCTGGACCAAAACAATACTGCCACCCGGCTGGAGCCTCTGTCGGGGGCCCCCAGTGTACCAATCCCATGCATCTTCAAAGCCGTTGTTACTCATTGCAGTCTGTTCCGAGTGCGGATCGTCGATTATAACAAGATCACCACCTCGACCAGCTAAGTTTGATCCAACACCGACCGCATAATACATGCCACCCTTATTCGTGTCCCATCTTCCAGACGCTTTACTGTCCGCTGCTAACTTTACATCGGGGAAAACTTCACGGAACTCTTCTGTGTCCAAAAGGTTTTTGACCTTACGACCAAAATTGACCGCTAGTTCTGTTGTGTGTGTCGCTTGAATGATCTTCATATTCGGATTTTTGCCCATCATCCANGCCGGAAACAAAAAGGATGCGAACTCTGANTTNGTNTGACGAGGTGCCATATTGATAATCAGACGTTTCAGTTCTCCCGTCGCTACCCGTTCTAACTTCTCGGCTATGATCTCGTGGTGCCTGCCCTGTATGAAGCTCGGCCAGATGGTTTTGACAAATGATAAAAACTGTTTTTGACAAGTTTCATTCTTCTCTAATTGNGCTAAACGTANTTCGAGTTTTAAGCGTCTCTCGTCGTGTGATGTAACTTCCATATAGGGGCCCCTAACGTATCTTATTTTATGCGATTTATGGCTTATTATACTATAGTTAATCGCTATTTCAATTTTTATCTAATTGTTTGTGAAAAACTTAGCACATGCCTGCGCTAGCCAACGCACGCGCGCCGTCGATTTTTTGCCGTTTTTCCTGATTTTTTGCGCGCGAATTAGCCTCTATTTTCTAAGGATCCTAAGCAATTTTTTAAGCGTCGGCGTTCTTATCTCCTTCAGCTGGTGTTATGCTTTTCGGCGTTCGTTTCGTGGATCACGGCGCACGGATCACGGCGCATTAATAAAAAAAAGCAGCGCTTTCTTTTTTCGTGACGTTAAGCGCTGCTTAAATTGCGAATCACGGTTTAAGTAATATTATTAATGTTC